TTTTTCTAGAATCCAACCACGTGCTTTAGTTTTTGATTTTTGGGAATCACCACAGATAGGACAACGCATGTTTGCTCTATATGGTGAGTATGATTTGATAGAGAAACGCTCGAGGCGAGTCGATAAGATCCCTGCGTACTTGAGGTCTGTAATGTTCAAATGAAGCTCCGGTGTTATATTAGACTATAGTTGTCATTATACACTATTGGAGCGTGGTGTCAAGACATAATTTACTTGTAAAGTTCTATGATGCCGCCAACTTGCAGTAGAGTGGCAATTACAAATCCGATGACCCAAGAGCCACCCATAATCCACCACTTCCATCTTTCGAGTATTGTAACACGTTCAGACATACTTTTCAACTCGCCTGAGACTTCTGAAGACATATTGTCAAGTTTAGATATAATCTCACTATGATTGCGTCTATCCGTTTCTACACTCTCCTCTTTCATATCAGAGATGCGTCTATGTAGAAGTTCAACTTCCTTTTCTGCTAGCCTCTTTCGTTCAACGAGTGATGCCTCTGTCTCTTTGATCTGAGTTTCGTGTACTGCTAAAATTTTAGATATGCCATTAGATGCATCAGCGATCTTATCGATTGCTGTGTCCAGTCTAGATAATAGTCCTTGTATGTTAGACACATCTTTCTTCAGGATCTCTACATCTGTCCTGACAGTATTTAAGTCACTCATCTTTAGCCTTTAGTATTTGATCCAAGCAAAACTTGGTCTTTGAACCTCTTCACAACAGGAGTATTCTTCTTTCGATTTTTCTTCTGTTGTGATACTGATAACCCTGGCTCTCCGTCTGGACCAACTCCTATGCCTGCGATATTACCACCGCCTGCTGAATTTGCTGGTGCATCTTCTTCGAAAGCCCTTTCAAATAGTTCGTCAACGCTTAGTTGACTATCTTCAACGAGTGTCATGTACTCGTTTAATTTTGACTCAAGGTGCTCTTCCGTGAGCGTCTCCCCTTTCTCCATAATACTGTTATGCTCTTTGATAAGATATAGAGCGGCTGCATATGAACCCAATCTCGTTTTACCACCAGGCACTTTTTCGATTAGTCTCTTTAGTTTTGTGATCATAATATCAAAGATGCCATAAGAATCTTTTTCTTCACGTGTAGTGAACTCTCTACGCTTTTTGAGTTGATTACCTTTTTCGTCTATGATACCCAACTCATACGCCTTCCACTCTTTGAAGGGCGTAGCAAGTCTACGTATAAACTGATAAACTAAAAAAAGGTCGACTATCATATCTCTCTTAACTCTTTTATGATTCTGATATCCAATGGAATTTCAGATGAAATTATTTTTTTGTCGCTATACTCAACTACTTCTGGCATGAAAGCTAGAAAGACTACAAACGGTTTTAAATACTGATGGTAGTCTTCTAACTTAAAGAATAACATTGTAGTTGCCGCTTGACCAAAACAGTTATATAATACAGTAAGATGATTCAATATCAAACGTACTTTTAGATCATCGTCATCTTCGTATCTCTTAAACAATCTCTTTAAATGTTGAAATCGTTTTAGATCGTCATAAAATTCTTCTGCTGAAGCGGCCATTCTAATATCGTAATATTTGGCAGCATACAACAGAAAGCTGTCTTCGTCAAGTTTCATAGTTTATTCACCTTTAGTTATTATACTGGAGAGCTTCATTGCTCTCCAATATATTTATAACTGCCAGTGGATTAACTATCAGCTACTACAGCGTCATCAGTTCCGTCAACACCAACGTCACCAGCAGTACCTGCGGCTACTTTCATTGGACAGATGTTTTCGACAACATTGCGAGTTACTGCTCCAGCGGCTGCGGTAAGAGTGTGTGCTGTGCCCACACCAACAGCAGTCAAGTTAACCAGACCTGTTGCGCCTTTTGCTTTTGCGTTTGCCGCAGAAGAATAAAGCTTAATCATACCTGGTCCAACATTACTTACGAAGTAGTTATCTCCATCAGTCAACCCAGTGATTGCAGTTCCGCCACCATCAGCATAAGTTACTTCTTCACCAGTTGCAAATGAATGCTCGCTTCCACCTGCGAGATTAATAACATCAGTAGCAATGTCAACCACGCTTGCTTGTGTTGCATCAAATGTTACAACAGTAGCAGGTACAGTTTTAGTATTGTACTCAACCCAACCAGGTGTTTGAAGACCCTTTGCTCTGTTAGCGGCGATGCCGGCTTCTGTAGTGTCTACAAAGTAGATATCAGAAGGTGTACGCTGAACAGAATGTGCAGTACCTACACCAACACCAGTGATATCTAATCGGCCAGTATTTCCACCTGCGACGGCGTTCGTCATAGTATCGTATAGTTTAATTGTATTCGCATCTACGTGATTGACGTAGTATACAGTAGCATCAGTCAGACCTGCAACAGCAGTGCCGCCGCCATCTGAATAAGTTACTGCGTCACCGGTTGCTAAACCATGCTCTGATAATACGATAGTATCAGATGCGGCCACAACAACGCTAGTAGACGTAGAATCGAAAGTTACAGTAGTTGTTTCCCACTTCGGCGCTGCCGCTAAAGTATCAACTGTTCCCCATAGTGCCATTTTATTTCTCCTTTATTAATGGTTCTTTAATCTTATTTATTGTACGTAAGTGTTCAGTTCGTACTTTGCGCCCATATTATATACTTGAATCTGAAGCATTTGACGAACTGGCTTGCCATTTTTCATCAACTTGATTGAGTAAGAGTTGGTCTTATCTTTGCTAGGCTTTCTAGGGCCAGTAGCAACTTTATCATGCCAATCGTCTTCATCAACATCAAATCCCTTTTTCTTAGCAACTGCAATTGCTTCTTGCACTGCACCACTAAAAGTGTTATGATAGAGCTTGTAATTAGGCGCTTCTTGAAGGTCTTGTTGGACTTCTTCATTGACAACCTCTTCGTTATAACCAGGCTTGATAGCTAGAAGACCCATCTTAGACTTAGGCACTTTTAGCATCTTGGCAGCCTTCATTTTGGCTCCGTATAGATCATTTGCTTCACTCTTTTTGATCTCTACTTTCTTGCCGTTATAAATTGCTACCCATCCAGCCATCTTAGACTCTTTGATGTTTTCTGGCTTATGTGGCTTACCGCATGACTCGCATATTTTTTTACCACACTCGCAACCACAGTCACAGTAATCTTCATCAGTTGCTTCATTGAGTTGCTTTTTCAGCTTATCAATTTTTCTCTGAATAGCAACTTTCTTCATCTTAACAGAAGATGTGTTACCAAAGAAAGTCTTAAGATACTTTTCTGCTTGGTCGATTTGCTTTTGAATCTTAGCCTTGTCTACGCCTTCGTCAAGTTCAACTTCTTCACGCATAGTCTTCAGAGCATGTACCATATCTTTGTATGATTTGCCCATTGCAGTTTGAAGTTTCTCTTTACTATCTGGCTTACGGAAAGAAGCAAACTTCTTAAGCGCAAGTTCAATAACCTTTGGAGGCAACTTAGCTTTCTTACCGTCAGCAAATTGAATAGGTAGATTGCCTCTGACATCAGCCGCTTTACGTAACTGCATGATGATGTTCATCTTAGCACTAGCCTTATCTTTGTCAGTTGCAACTAAGTCAAGATCAGCAGGATCGAACTTCTCATTCACATCTTCGTTTTGACGCTTAAGTACCGCCCTAACTTGTGGATGATCTGATAGACCTCTTGCTAATTTTTCGATAGTCTTTGTTGCACCAGTCATATTACCACCAGCATATCGTTTATCAGACGCAATACCAATCGCTTGCTTGATCTGCTTAGGACTAAATTTTTCGTTTAGTTCATCAGACATTTAGTCCTCCAACGCTTTAGAGATTGCTTTTCTACGCTTATGTAAGTACTCATCAGATTCGTCTTCATCGCCATCGTTATCGATGTCTTTATCTTTACGATCATCAAACTTCTTTTTAACAGCTTTAGGTTGAACTTTGTCCATACCTTCACCATCATCTGACTTGTCATTAGTGTTGTCTTCTTGAACACCTTCATAAGTCTCTTTACAATATTGAGCATATAGTTCTTCAAACTTTGCCTCTGAACAACCGTACTTCTCGCTCACTCTCTTGTACATTTCGTGCTTTGAGCATGAAGAAGCATTTAACTTTTTCATTTCGCCAACGCAAGCTTTCTCATCCATAGTTGCTTCTTGCACTACGTCTTCAAGTTCTACTTTACCGCCATCTTGAATAATCTCAAATCCTTCGTGCTGAGACTTTGAAGCGGCTTTGACTGCTGTTTCTACAGACTTGGCTGCCTTATCTTTTGATGAGATCATGCCAATCTCTGGAGTCACATCTGCAACTTTAGGCATTTTAGTGTCACCATCTCCTGGCTTAGTCTTATCTGCGCTACGTGATGCCACTGCTTCTGATACTTCTTCAGGCTGTGCTTCAACTTCAGCTTCTACGACAGGCTCTGCTTCAGGCATTTTATATCCCTGAGATGATACTTTAGCAGTGAACGCATCTACCATACCGTCTGGTAGTGGTCTGATGTTTTCTGGTTTCTTAAACATGGTGTTCTCCTTTAATTTATTATGTTACTATTTATTAGTTATCGACCTTTGAGCCTGCTCTCCATTGATAGCATGACCAGTATTTCGCTTTCCATTTTGGACCAGGATTGTCACATCCATGTCTTGCCCTAAAACTCTTTCTTCTTGCAGGATCGTCACGTTTGATTTCCATGTTAGGATCACCAAATTGCACTTTCACTACATTACCTTTTTCATTCTTAACGTACACTCCAAATTTTCTTTTAGAGCCGCTGGGAAGTCTGAAAGGGTCGTTCAGCGTAACCTTTCTTCCTTCATACTCAGATGCTTCTAAAACCAAATCTGCATAAATGTCGCACTCTTCACATACGGCATCTATTGTATCTTCGTTAAATTTTTTAAACTTTTTCATTATTGTGCGTCCCAATATGTTTTGTCTAGTTCGCCTGTTCCTGGTGGGTTACTAGTTTTTCTACACTTGATGTATGTCTGTCTAGCGTTACCACCAGGTAACGTAAACGTTCTAATACCACCACTTATAGTACCAGGAGTGTCTGAATACGTATCCGATGCTGTTGCCGCATTATCGTATTCCCACTCTGTGTTATTTGTAACTGTAACCCAAGCCATTACTCTTCTCCATCCTTGTTCATCATGTATCGATGAGCAGAATTTAGATAATCGGCTGCCTTAGTGATCTTGTTTTGTACCCACTCTGGCAAATTGTCATCGTCACCAAACATCTTGATCATATGATCCGCATCAGCAATAACACCACGCAGTTGGGTCTTAGCCATACCACCTTCGTTATCGTATTCGCCTGAGTCTTTTGCTTCTGTTCTAAAGTCGCTGAACTTTTTAATCATCTTACTATCCTAATAGTTTCTTTAACGTTACAGGACCAGCTACTCCATCAGCAGTCAAACCATTTGCGGCTTGCCATGCTTTTAATGTACGCTTAGTACCAGGTCCAAAAATACCATCAGCTCCAATACCGAGTGCTTTCTGTACAGCCGCAACAGTATCTCCTCTGTCTCCAACACCTACAGTCGTATGCTTCACGCTAGACTTTTTGGTAGCAGGAATCTTTCCACCCAAAATTTCGATAGCGGCATTGTAACGCTTAGTTCTATCTGCCAAGCCAATATCGCCACCATTAATCTTCTTAGTCATTTTAACAATATCGCATTTATCTGCGATGGCATTTAATTTAGCAGTTTTCCAGAACCAACATGCGCTTTCGATAGCACCCTTTTCTGTTGCTACATACTCAGCGGCTTGTTCAGCACTCATACCTACAGTCTTACCAAACTTAGTATAGTTATCACGACCAGTAAGTTGCTTCAGTCCACGACCTCTAAATAACCATCCGTCACCCTCTTTAACATTGCCCATTTTATATTTACGGAATTCATCCATGTATACATAATTAGCAATCATCTCTGGATTACGTGCGTATTCTTTTGCACTGCGCTTTGGTGGCTTGCCGAAGTATCGGCCAAACACTCTAGTCAATGCACTTTCGCTATAGTTTAGATTCTCTTCAAGGCTTTTAAAGTCTCCACTTTCATGGGCGCACTGTGCGATAAAGCCTGCAATTCTTTCAGGAGTAGTGATGTCATACTTAGGAAGTATCTCTACAATTGCATCATACCACTTGTCTACTTCTTTATTAGTAGGAATCATTGCTCCTAGCATTTCTTTTGTTAATTCAAATTTACTCATTTTATTTTTTCTCCAAAACATTTTCATTCCCTTCGTGTATCTTTTTTGTGAAAGTCTTTGGGTAGCTGTACACGTGTTTTAATAATTCATGGACTTTCACATCTGCTTGCATGATATCGATATCTCCACCTACATTTCTAGCGGCTAACCATCTGTGATGACCATCAATGATATAGTTATCTTTGCTCACAATCAGAGGTTTTGCTTGACCAAGAGTCTTGATCTTAGCGATTGCCCCTACAACCTTATCTTTGTTAAACTCTTTCTGAATAGGCTTCAAACTCTTTGCAGGCACTTTTCTTTTTCTGACGCCCACGTTATTCTTCTTCAGATGCTTAATCAGTCCATCATAATCTTGCGATCGGACTTGTGGCATCTTATCTCTCGTAAATCCGAGAGTGTCAGTTGACTTAGGCTCATAGACCTTAAGTTCTGCTACAAAGTTTTTAAACTTCTTCATACCTTAATCACTTTGCTTGATGTACCAAAGTTCTTCTTACGCATAATAGTTTTGTTAACTACTTCATACTCGTCCTTTTCACTATCGTAGTTAATGACGATAGGCAAGTTCAAGTCTGCCTGAATATCTTTAAGCACTGCTTCAATGTCAGGATTTTGACGAATGTTCTTCGCTTTGTTCTTTGCGATCTTTTTAAACACTCTCTGAAGTTCAGCGATTGTGATAGCAGGCTTATTGCGGGCATCATTCATTCTATCTGCAAAATGCTTAGTGAATTCTACGTCAATGCCAAACTTGTCAAGCAATCTATCAGCGAATCGTTCTAAATCGTTCAACTGTTTTTGTGTAACTTCTTCGCTGAAATGTGATTCGAATAAATCATCAAGTTCTACTTCCTCGTGATGATCAAATGCGCTTGATTTACCCCAAGACTTATCAGATTTACGCATATCCTTTAATTTTTTCATATTCTGTGCTAGTCTACGCTCACGATCAGCGGCTTTACGCTTACGTTCTGCTTCAGTATTGCCTTGCTTGATTCTACGTAGATTGCGTTCACGCTCTGCGGCTTGCTTGTGTCTTAGATCCTCTTTCTGCTTATCTGTCATCTGAGAGATTGGCTTAGGCACTGGTCCTTCGCTCTCTGATACGCTTTCACCAGGAGTATCTTTCTTGTAACGCTTAGTAACTTTTTCAGTACCTCTATCTCCTGCACCTCCAACTTCAATAACATACTTTTCACCTAACATATTGTGTAGTACTTTATGATCTACGTTACTGTAAGTCTTGGCAATCTGTTGAGCATAGTAACCAGATCCATGCTTCATGCCTCTACCGCCGGCTTCTTTCTTCTTACGAGTAATCAAATCTTTTAATGTTTTCAGTGCATGTTGATATGCCTTTTTATTAACTGTAACAGACTTAACTTTATTTACCACATATCCTTCAGCCGCATCTTTACTCTCTACGAATTCCTCAAACATATCATCGACTGAAACTTCTTCGTTTTTAGGCACACAGTTAGGCACTAGCTTACCGTTTTTCTTTTTCATGCCTCTTTGCTCATGGGAATCCCAGCAAGGATCATCTTTTTCTTTTAAAGATTTACCTTCACTGTCGTATCCAGGCTTGCCGGCTTTTGCTTTCTTAGAGATAGCAATAGCGGCACGTTGTGCAGGAGATACCGCACCTTCTTCTAAGCTTTGTTTCGCATCAATGAAAGCGGCGATTGCCATTTGACGAATCTTCTCATCTGACTTACCTGCAAATTGTGGTGCGTCTGATTTTTGGAAATCCTTAACCCATGCACCTACTCCATCAGATACTTTTAACTTTTCTTCTATCTCTTCTTTCTTAGAAGAGCCACGTACTTTAGCGGCTAGGTCTGCGTCTGCTTTGCCCCATGTGCCTGATGATTTAGTAATGAAAGAGTTAACACGTGCAAAGCCCCATTGCTGTGGAGTAGTACCAGGTCTATGACCAGTTTTCCAAGCGGCAATGCCTCTGTTATATACTTGACGTAGAATGCTAAGTGGCATTCCAGACTTTTCAGCTTTCTTCTTTAGACCTTCATTGCCCTTTGCTTCATCAAGTGATACTTGATCAAAGATGTCGTTTGTAGTCTCTTCAATAAACTGAATTAGAGCATCATCGGTATCAAACTCTTCTTTGTTGATACTTGTAATTTTTTTACGTAACTCTCTAGTCAACAGTGCGTCCATTTCACGCTCATGCTCTTTAGAAAGGTTTTCTCTCTCATCTTTGTGTTGAGTCTTTAGACGTTTTTCCGCATCAGTTTTAATAGTAATTTCGTCTAGTTCAACTTCTTCTTTGCGTTGTCTGAATGCACGAAAGCGGCGATCTAATTTAACAGCGCCTTCTTTGCCAAACATTTGATGATATCGCTTAGTGTGCTTTGATGGCTTAGTCTCTGCTTCTGCATCACCTGGTGCAGGCTTGTATGCTGAGTTATCGTCATCATCTTTTTTGCCATGCTTTTTGAAATGTGCGTCACGCTTGTCTTTAGTTGACTTTGCCAGACCCTTGTAGTATACTGCAGGCTGTGTACCCTTCTTATCTTTGATATCTGGGTCTTGTCCTGTAGTAGGCTCTTCGAACAGTGCAGTGAATTCTTCGTTCATTAAGAATGATTCAAACTCTTCATTTATCTTTTTACCTGACAGTTTAGCAAGGTCTGCTTTTCTGACTTTTGGCAGTAACTTCTTTGCGATTCTGTCGATTGCAGATTTCTTTGTTGCCACTCGCTTATCAATAAGCATCTTCTCAGAAGGAGATAGGCTATTGTACTTCTCGCCCTTCTTTCCAGCAACTTTCTTACGAATGATTTTAATGGCAGCCTTTCTTGCACGTAACTTCAACTTGTCCATTGAAGCGGCTTTCTTAGCCATACGTCTGCGACCTTGAGCAATCTTAGACTTGTACTTACGCATTGTGATTGCTCTCATGCGTCTTTGTTGGATAGTTAATGCTTCATCAAGTTCTAGCATCTCAGCGATCTTCATGCCACCACGTACCATATCATATACATCTTGTGCATCTGATTGGAGTCTTCGAGGTAGACCTGTTTTGAATTTTTTGAAATCGCCTTGCGAGGCTGCGGCTCTCATCTTAGATGCAGACATGCCCTCAACTCCCTCTGAGTCTGGGTCACGATCACCAGCAGATACAATAGAGATATTGTCGAAGTTGTAGTCTTTACCGTTGTACTTGTTGAGTAGTTCATCGAATTGCTTGATTCGATCTTGTCCAACAACGAGAATTACCTTAGAGAATTTCTTCTGCAACTCTTGCATGATTTGGATGATAGTACGAGCATTGGACTTTACGATGATGTTGCCGAATGCTTTCTTTGCAAGCATGATCTTATCATCGTAGTCTAGAGGATTTTTCTTAGCGTCTTGGCTATGAGAAACATAGATCAGTGGTGTTGCCGCTTCTGATCTTGCGACAGATTTGATTTTGTTGACTAGCTTTTCATGTCCAACAGTAATTGGATTCATTCTGCCCCAACCCAAAACCACTGTCTTGTTTGGAGCTTCTTCAAGCTTGGGATTGATCTCAATAGCGTTCTTCACTAAGAGTTCATCTTTCACTTTCTTCGAAGTCTTCTTTGACTTCTCTGTCTTATCCGTCTTCTTTTTAGAAGTCGTTTCTTCACCAGAGTTTGCCTCTGGATTTTCCATAGAATCGTCTTGCATTTCTTTTCCTCTATCGTAGGTTTACCGTAGTCTTACTACAACGATGTGTTATGTACTATTTATAAATTACAGTAGTTCCTTACTGTCTTCCCATGCCTTCTGGACACTAGCTAGATTTTTTCTAGCAACCTCCACTTCTGTAAGTGCTTCTAGTTCTAATACTTCAGCACTGATACGCTTATCTTTTAGTATCTGATATTTTTCTTCTGCTTGACGTAGCATTTCCGAATAGTTTTGAATGCCACGCCTTGCGTCTTTTTCTGCTTGAATTGCAACCAAAGGATCTACAGGCTCTTCTTTAATAGCTGGCATTTCTTTTGGCATTAATGGATGATCTTCACCAGTTATTGGAAAATCTTCCTCTTCAATCTCTGCATCTAGATATACAGGATCACTCAATTCATCTGAAAGTTCAACTTCAGCATTTTCAATATGCTCATTAAGTTGTTCAATAAGCACTGCTTTAGTAAGTCTTCTATCCAATTCAATGCCAACTGTGCGACCATATGCCTCAAGTTCATTCTTTGTCATATCAACAAATTCCATAATTAATCCTCTGATTTAACTAATGTAAAGATACCATAAGCAATTGCACCATATGCTGCCCAGCCGATTAAACCTTGAAACATAAGAGCGATTACTCCAACTGCGATAAGAACTCCACCATCCCAAGATGTGCGTTCCATTAATCTGTTTTTTAACCAATTCATAATATTCTCCTTTATAAAAGCGAAAGCAGGCAAGAAGCCTGCTTTTTGTTAGACTTCATAGTCTATTTATCATTTACTGGACATGACCTCTTTGAGATACATCATGCACTGTTTCGATTCCTCGTGGTAACCCTGCCTTGCGAGTTCCGCCGCTGCCCGTGAGTAACCCACCATCTGCGAATACCGATCTAGTGAAGACCACAATCCCGATAAAGGTGAAAATACATAGTTGCTTACTAAAGCTGTCATTAGACCCACCCCCGTAAATTTTCATTTGTACGAATTTCAGAATCTCTGCTCCATGCTCCGGTGGCTACGGAATATATTTCTCCACGACTAATACCTAAATCTCTTAGATCACGGTCTGTAAGTTTGTTTAATTCTTTGATTGTTCTTTTAACTTCTCTTCGATCAGACCATCGCTTCATTACGTTCATGTAAATGTCTACGATGAATGATAGATTGAGAAAGCTTGCGGCAGTAAGTACCATTTGCGTCACATTCATCTCCTTATGTGTATGTTGTGTTTATGTCAATCTTGTTGACACATTTATTTATACACTAAAAGTGATTTTTTGTGATGCTAAATCCGAATACCCGTGATGCGGCAAATGACTTACTTCTGCCAGCCCTTGATGAACTCATCTGAGAAGTTTGCTTTTGAGAAGCCCATTCGATCTACAAGCTTAACTGCATTCTTACCCATTCTATCGATTGCAACAAAGCCCTCTTGTTCTGTGACTTTATAACCATCTTTTGTTTTTAAGAAAGTGCCAATAGCCTTTGCTTTGTCTAGCTTACTGATAATGAGTAGTTTTATTTCAACGATCATATTATACAGTTCAAACAATGCGACAATTTGAGACTTGTCAACGTTTGAAAAATATGCCATTACTTCTTTTCGTCTTTCCGCTCTACCGGCTTTACCTTTTTCGGACTTTAGTTTGTCAATTTCTTTTTGGTAGTACTCATAGATCCAGCTTACCATGTCAGTAACAAACTTAGAAGGATCTGCAATCTTTTCACCTGCACGTACTTTTACGTTCAGATATGTTTTAACTCTTGTAAGCAACTCTTCGTTCTCTGTTATGCCATCAAACGTTGCTTTGTTTACTTTATTGAATTGTTTACCTGCGGCTGATAATAGCAGAGTAACCGCATCTGTCTCTGTTTTTGTCATTGTGGCGTTACCAGTTACATCTTTATATACTGCGTCTACTGACCAGACTGACCTCGTGTCTTTGAGATTGCTTGCGATCTTTTCTCCAAAAGACGCTGACATTGATTCAAAAGATTTTCCTCTGTAGTTAGTGTGCCAAACCACACCGATCTCGGATCTGAGGATTTTAGAAGCAAGCGGGCTTTTCGCTGGTATAGCGTAAACAATCGTATTAGGATGAAAAGTAATATACGATTCTCCATCAATCTCCACTTTCTTAATATCTTTCTTCGCATATAGGAAATCACCTTGTATCACTCCTTTAATATTCATAGATGGCAAATGTTTCAATGCCAAATTCATTTTTATATTCAAATCACCTTTTGTATCAGCATCAACATCCGCTTTAGTCTTATAGACCTTAGGGTTCTTATTGAAGATGCCTTTCTTCGCAACAAAAAACTTACCGTCTGAAGGATCAATGCCTGCAAACACTGCTGGAGCACCGTCCCATTTGACAGTTACATTAACTGCGGAACGAGAATTACCTGCCAACATATCACGTAGAGATCGTAGATAGTTTATAGACTGTCTTGCTCCATCGACACCTGCATTTAGCAAGTTGTCTTCGAGGTGTTCCATGTGAGTGTTTTTGTCTTCAGTCAAAAATGATGAAAGGCGTTGCATTCTATGCTCCAAATAATTTCTTTACGTCTTCGGGATTATCGAGACTGTACTTAGACTTGATATTAGTCTTCAGTCTGCCTTGACAACGATATCCAGCGCCAACAACACGATAGTCTTCGCCTTCTATTTTTCTTGCTTTACTTCCAGATGGTCCTAATCTAAATTCGATATTAACAGATCCTTTATATTCTGGAACATCTAATTTTAAGGGATTGCTTCCTAGATAAAAAAGACCTGCTTTACCGATTTGTATATAATACACATTCTTTCGGTTATATGCTTTAGCTATTGTTTTTGCTGAGTCGAAAGATTGGATTGCGTTCATCTTACCAAGATAGCCAGCTTTCTGTGCCGCTGACCACGCTTCTTTAGTGACTGAACCGAAAGGAATTGTGTATGGTGTTTTTTTGTGAAATGCTACTGGCTCTTGCTTACGAATAAAGTTGACCCATTCTTTAAGTGCTTTGTCTTGCTTTTTTGCCGCTTCTATAAAAAATGGAATGGCGTCATCGTCTACCGCATCCGGTTTGACTAAAGTGTGGGTCTTATTTAATGTATCTATTCGTATAGACGTACCGCCCATTTGAGCATTCTTGTCTAATTTGATTTCGATATTGAATTCTTTACCGTTGTATAATGCTTCAATATCACCTGCGCCTTGATTACTGTATCCTGCACCTGGTTTACTACCAACGTCTAATCCCTTCACTCCAGCAGACTTCATTGCATCGAAAACTTTCTTTTCGTATGCTAGTCCTTTTGCACCGACTGATTCGGTAATAAAACTTTTAAATCTGACTGTCATTTTTTAACCTTGAATTTAGTATCGTTTGGGTATTCACCAGCTTTAGAATTTCTTAACTCAATTACATAGTCTTCAACAGTATTACTACATAATATCGTAATCTGCTTAGACTTTGTAGATGGATATCTTATATCATCAATCTTTATATTTTGAGATAACTTATCCAGCTTATCTTTGCCTAACCAGAAGACTTTCCACCCAGTTCGCATACGCCGTACATAAAAATAGTTCATACCCCATGCCCTATTGAAAATCTTTTCGATCTCTCTTGCGTTGGCTCTAGGTACTGCGAGTTTCGGTCTAACTTTATTTATATTACCTCGTTCATCAAACCCAGCTTGGACCTTGTTTAGATCGACTCCAAATGTCTTTAGAAAGGTAGCGCCAGCTGAATTGGGCTGTAAATTACCTTCTCTATCAAACAAAGAAGCGGCTCCAGAATACGAACTGAATGTATTACCGTTTATGTCTTTGAGAGATATGTACCACGGGTTGCCTTGATTATCAGTCAGTATAATATCACCGATAATCGCACCAAGCTTATCTATCGGTATGCCTTCTTTCTTAGTGGCACCAGTTCTCTGCACAGCACTAACGATTTCTGCGTTAGCAAAGGGAGCATATGACTCACTCATCATATTCACGACCTCAGAAGTTTCATTGTCTGTGCGAGTTTTAAAGTAGTTGTCAAGAGTCTTAACTGTTCTTACCTCAAACTTTTCACCTGCATTCGCACCTCTTGCTATGATGATGTCAAACTTCAGACCGTTAAATGTGAAACTGTAGCTAGGAAACTTAGAACTATTTGGAGATATGGAATTGAAAGTCACACTCTCAAGACTAGTATCTTTGCGTAACTGCATCTTTAAATGATCAATTACTGCTTGGCTTGTATCGTCATTCTTATTGATAAGTTGAAGCCTAAACTCACGAACAGACTTGTCGTTTGTTCCTGGTTTACCTTTTGGATACAAAGGAGCAACCTGATAATTCTTTATCTTTACGATAGAGTTCAGGTTTTCTCCGATCTTTTCGTATACTTCCATACTCATGTGATAGTAGATTCCTCTTGTTTCTATCTACTATTTATGAGTTGTCAGTTAAGCATTCTTGCACACGTAAGAACTGAGTTTTCACCCAAACAATCAGTCCATTGGTGATAAACAACTGCTACTACTATTCCCAAAATCATGAATGTCAATGATACTTTTAGCCAGAATTCTGTATCATTCATATTAGTTTCTCCTCATTGTAGCATATTCTACGGGGTCTTGATCTCTTGTGACCGGAACGAGATTGGACTTATGCATTGTGGCGATACCGACGATGTAGTCTCCTGTGTAGACTTGTCTTTCTTTTTTTCTTCCTCCGTCTGGAATTCCATGAACTGGGCTCTTCTCCGAGACTGATTGATAATTCTGCTTATAAACTGTTGTCGTCGGTTCATATGGTACAAACTCCTTTTTCTTTGGTTTTAGTTTGCCTGATATATACAAGACGTATTCATCAAGCGTATCGAACTGACATGAATGCATGTGATTGCGTCTCATGTCTTTGTTGTATTGTCTCCACTGAACTTCGACTTTTTTCATGTCAAGTTTTTTGGGCTTACGCTTCTTTGACTTTGGAGCGTAAACACCTTTAATTATATGCATACTCATCGGTTCATCTCCTTAGAGTATACTTCTTTTACCCACTTAATGGGTATGCCAGACATTCTACTGGCATTTTTCTGAACTCTCATAGCATCGTAGCCACTGAGTCCAGATTCGAGGATTTCCGCTTCTTCTAGTGCGTACTTAACTTCCCGAATGGTTTCTTCTTTTAGTACCATAATAAACATACCTCATCTGATCTACACCCATTTGGGTGTGCTTCGGATACTCACCAGAAAATTTGACCTTAAGTAGATCGTCCTCTCTGATTAGATGTTTATGATTATGCACTATTTTGTCCCAATTGTCAAGCATTTTTTTCGACAATTTTTTGAGGTATCTTTCTGATAATATAGGATCGTTTTCAATGTTTTTTGTGTACTGAGCCATCAAGTATATAGGTACTGACGAACTGATACATCCGTCTACTAATTCCATAGCCTCAATATCTAGAAAGACTCCTTCATCTGGAGTCATGAACATTAATTTCATCCCTTTATTGTTGTAGGTGATGCTATTTATTTTTGTGAAGTTTTCACATAGTTTATAGATGAGATTATAAAATGTATAAATAACAGCATGGGTGCGTGTGAATGTGTAACAACACAAGAGGCAAGTGTGAACGTTTTTAAACAACTCACAGAAGGAATAACTGGGGTAGCATCTCGAATGCAGGTGGGGTTCCTCCCAGTCACGCAAACTATTTAGAGAAGGCAACTTTTGGTTGCCTTTTCTTTTGGGCAGATTCCTTACTAACTTTCGTCTGATAATCTTTTACGGCAGTCTTTATAGCATCTTCTGCAAGGACTGAACAGTGAATCTTTACTGGTGGGAGAGCAAGTTCTTCGGCTAGTTGTGTATTCTTAACCTGACTTGCATCCTCAAGATTCATGCCTTTGACCCACTCAGTCAGAAGACTAGAAGACGCAATAGCACTACCGCATCCATAAGTCTTAAACTTGGCATCAGTAATAATGTTGTTTTCTACCTTAATTTGAAGTCGCATAACGTCTCCACATGCAGGTGCTCCAACCATACCAGTGCCTACATTAGGATCGTTCTCGTCCATCTTGCCGACATTTCTGGGATTCTCATAATGATCTAATACTTGCTTACTGTATGCCATAAGGCACCGGCACCTCTATTAGCTACTGAGTGGATTCTTTAACGAAGAAATTTGGTATGTGACCATCGAAGCCACTACCAGAGTTTAACAGCACTTTCATTCGTTCTGCTTCTTTAGCACTAGTCGTGACGAATACGTTCAATCCAGAAGACTTCTCTAGCACGTGAAACTCTTTATTAACCTTATCTACAAGGTAGAGCATTACTTTTTATTCTCTAACTTCTTAATTCTAAGGTCTAGTTCGGGCCATACATCAAACTCATGTAGTTCTTTACATGGATGACTATTCTTCTCTAACTCTTGTATTCGTAGTTCTAATTCGTCTATCTTTTTAGACACGTTAGGATACTTAGTCTTCCAAGCAATGTTCTCTTTGTCGAGAATATCAATGCCATATCTCTCTGTTGCCCAGTCTGCAATATCGTCAAAACGATTATAACACCAGATGCCAGCCCTCGTATCTTTAAACCACTTAGTTGATGCGGCACCCAACAGCGACCCCGCAATACTGCTTACCATCCACAACCACATAAGTTTCTCCTAACTAATAAGTCTTATTACTCGATGAATTCTTCCTGATTTCATCAATGAGTTGAATTTTTTCCAATATTTTGTTATCATGTTTCCTTTATTTAAATCCACCGAAGTTTGGTTTTTTGTCTCCGGTTCTTTTTCTGTACGATATAACACTATCGTCATTACCCTCTTTTCGCTCTTCTTTCATGCGACTAGCAAAGTTACCTTTGTCTGCAACAGGAGTATCATCAACTAAGTCTTGTGCCGAATCTTCAGCATCAAACAATTTCATCTTAGATCGATCAATTCCAATTACAAAACGTTTCAGATAGTTTGTGTCGCCCCATCTGTTTTTCAATTGCTTTACCATAAGTTGACCTAGACCCTCTAACTCTTCAGTTGAGATTAAGCCAAACATAAAGTCAGCAGTAGCAGGTAGACCGAACGATTCAGAAGTATCTTCTAAGTTCAAATCTGAACTACTATAGCCAGTACGGGTTGTCTGTGTCGCACTTAAGATTGGCACATTAAACTCTACTGCTAAACCACGTAACTCTTCTGCAATTGCTTTAATCATTGTGTAAGAATTGACATTAGCACCTGCCCTCAATCTAGAACTTGTGCATATATTTAGATAATCTATATACACGATATCTGGTTGAAAGTTCTTTTTTAACTTTAATTCGTTCAAAAGATGTCTAAAATGTGCAGAGCCAGCACTTGCAGTTGGATACTCTTTGACAATCAACTTACCAGTGGTCTTACCTTTGACACGACCAACTCGCTTCATATACACATCTTTAGGTATCTCTTGCAAGGCATCAATAGTGGTATTCAGCAAGTTAGCATCAATACGTTCAGCAATCTTTTCTTCTGCCATTTCCATAGTGATGTATAGAACGTTCTTACCATTCATAAGATTTGCGGATGCACAGTGGGTCATGAACAAAGTTTTACCGACACCAGTACCAGCTAGAGCAATACTCAGAGACTTACGAGATAGACCACCTTTAGTGATCTTATTGAATAAGTCCAAATCAAACTCTACTTTGTCTTCTTTTGTGTGATAGAAGTCATATCGATCTTCGGGCTGTTCTAGAAAATCGTGACCAATGTTTTGATCAAAAGACACACCGAGTGCCTTAGTCAATAGATCAGGAATAGAACCCTTATCTAAGTTGTCGTGATTGCCATCTAACACAAGAATGGATTCACGTACAGCGTTGAAGACTGCCTTGTCTTGGCAGAACTTCTCAGTTTTATCAACGATCCATTCTAAATCAGTTTTAGGATCATATTCTAAACCTTCGATTGTTTCAACTATAGTAGTATACTGGTCGTCTGATATATTGCTTTTTTCATCGATAGCAATCTTTAAGGCGCTTTTTGTTGGTATACTATTATAGTCTGCAATGTATTGTGTTATACTTTTGAAGACCATTTTCTCAGTAAAGTCACCGAAGTAATCTTCACTGAGAAATGGTATAACTCTTCGCATGTAGTCTTCATTATGTAAGAGTCCCGCAAGAACGGTGGTTTCAATCATTCGCTACTGTCTCCTCATCAGCGATTTCAACTTGAGTGTCATCATTGATGAGACCCGCACTAGAAGCAATAGTATACACGTTTTCAATGTGTTTGGCAAGACCAGTTTTTTCAAACATCATCAGCCAGAACTCTTTATTGTCAACGATCTCTTTTGCTCTCATTAACTTCTCAGTTAAGACTTCACCAGTGTCGGGATTGAGTGCTTCGTACCATCCAACTTTAGGCTTATGCACAAAGCCAGCTTTCTCTGCCACTTCAAGTAGTCCAGACCACTTCATAATACCACCATCAAACGTAACGGTAATTGGTATCTGAGATTTCTCACGTACATGTCGAGACTTCTCAATATTAATAACAAAGTGGTAGCCCTTAATCTCTTGACCTTCTTTCTCTTGTCTACGACCGATAATCCAAATCGCATCGGCAGAATAATATGCACCAGTACCGCCGGATACGATGTCTTTAGGGAACATGCCAATCTCTTTGTACGTGTGATTGACACAGATCAAAGGAATATCTTTCAGATTAAGATGAGGTGTCACAATACGGAACAGAGATTTCATCTGCTTTGCACGTGACATATCTGCCACTGATTTACCATCCATAGCATCATCTACTTCTTTCTTAGAAGCAAGGTTGCCAATTGAATCGATAACAATACAAACATTGTCACCTTTGTTCAAGTCATTCAATTGATTAGTAATATCAAACTTCAACTGTTCAACATCTGTGATCGGTGTATGAATAACACGATCCATATCAATACCAAACGACTGAAAGTACTCCGGAGGAGTACCAAACTCTGAATCATAAAATAGAATTACACTGTCTTTATACTTCTTCTGGTGTGCGGCTGCCATTAGCAAAGCAAACGCTGATTTAAAGTGTTTAGATGGACCCGCTAACATTAGCAAGCCTGGACTTAGTCCGCCATCTAGTCGACCAGACAATGCGACATTTACCATAGGCACAGAAGTTTGTGCCATATCTTTCTTACCAAAGACTTTTGAGTCCATGATAGGCGCAGTTGATTTGATCGTTGAGTTTTTAGCCAGTCTTTCCATTAACGATGTCATATTTTATTCTCCATTCATAATTTTATAAAGCTTATCGGCAAACGCATCGATCTTTTCATATCGATTCGGCCAATAAATATAGTCTTTCTCTGGATTCGCTTTCAAGTTATCCAGTAGCGGTATGATGTTATCATACAAGGTTTTTGCACGTGTGTCAACACTTTTAATCTTTTCTACAAGAACTTCGTGTTCCTCGTTTGCTCTTCGAACTGATTCAAGTTCGTGTTCGTCTACGGCTGTAAAGCCAAAATCAAATAAATCGTCTGTCATGAGAAAAATCCCTCCAATGAGTTTATGTGTTCAAGTTCCCAGTTGATTGCATCAGACACCATCTTCAGTGGTTCTTTGAACGTTTTGTTAAATTGAGTTTCATAGTCAACATCACTATCTAGACCAAACTCTTTAGGCAAAAACTGTGGAAAAGAGATTACGTTTTCCATCAGAGGATTAGGCATCTTCATGTAACAGAATTTTACTTTACTGCCATTCTTAACTTCTTCTACGGACAGACCATGTTTCTTGATCTGCTGATTGAAGAGAAGTGCGCCTCTGACGTGGATAGGAGTACCTTTCTTATAGATGGTATTTCTATCTTGCCACTTCTCAATATCACTGACACCACGAGGAAACGATACGTCTTCAGGTGGTAAAGATTTGAACTCTTCATAAAAATTCTTTACGAATTCTTGTAGTTCTTTCTCAGTAGAGTTAAGCATAATTCGGTATGCTTTTACGAATTTATCACGAACCACTTGTGGTGTAGAAGACTTCACAGCTTCAATGCCCATGATCTTTAGTTTGGGTTCAGCGTATTGTACCCCTTCGTTGTTATATACGTTAAGTATATAGCGTTTCTTTGC